CTGTTTTTTCTTTTTTAGTTTCTTCTTCTTTTGGAAGATTACTTAGATCAATTTTTGTTACATTAGATACTTTACCTAAATCTTTAAATTTTGGAGTTTTACTTTTTATTTTAAACTCCCCTTCTTGTTTTACTTCTTGTGTTACTTCTGTTGACATGATATAATAAAATTAATTAATAAAAATTATCTTGGGCCAAACTGTTCTAGACCAAACCCACTTAAATTATCATTACCTGATGATTCAAAGTTTTTTGGTAATAAATCATTTTTACGTTGATCTATAAGTTCAGATTGTTGTGTGCCTTGTATTTTAACTCTTTCGTCTTTACGATCTTCTATTTCTTGTTCTTTTCTTGTTGTTGCTTGCGCCTGAATTTGAGCTAATTGCATTTGATAATTAAATTCTTCTGCCATCAATTGCTTTTTGATTAAAGCCTCTTGCTCCATTCTTTGTATTTCATAATCAGATTTAGCTTTTTCTAATTGCATTTTTGTTTCAGCTAAAGCTTGCCCTTTTTGAACTTCTGCTAGCGCTGCAGCTTCAGAAGCTTTTGCATTAGCTTCTCCTTGTGCAGCTATATTAGCCTGTTGTATTTCTTGATCTCTTTTTTGTTTTTGAGTTCTTTTTACTTTTAAAAGTTGATTAGCTAATTTAAGATTGTTTACTTGTCTTATATCAATAGCGTCTTCTAAATCAATATTACCTTGCTGTAATGAAACTTGAATGTTTTGTTCTAATTGCGCTTTTTCTTCTTCGTCTGGTTCAAGTTCTAAAAATATTCCAAAGTCATGTAAGCATACATTTTCAATTTCTTCCAAAGTTGCTACATTAAACGTATTTATACTGCTTAATAAAGATTCTCGGGTTAAAGGAAACTGCAATGCGTCGTTTACTCTTAAGCTTATATTCTCTGCAGTTTTAATAGTTATATACATTAAAGACTTTAATATATGTCTTGTAGCCGTATTTGAATTAGCCGCAGCCATTTTTTGTAATCCAACTAAAGCATTTTTATCTGGAGAACTTCCATCTCTAGCTTCATTTAATCCAGTTGTATCTCTTATCATTTGTAAATAATACTGATAAGTTTGTATTAAAGCTTGAATTTTAGCAAGACCGCTAGAAGATTGTAATTCTTGTATAGGAACTTTACCTCTATTTAATTCGCCGTCTTGTGTTAATGATCTACCCACAATACTACCAGTTTGAAAATACATATTTAAAGCTTCTGCTGGGTTGTAGTTTGTTCCATTACCTAAATCAACTTCAGCTAACCCATCCATATCTAAATATACACCATCTGGGACTACACGAGATAATACTTGTTGTAATTTTAAATGCGTTAACTGAATCATATCAGCAAAACTTGTTATTCTATTTACTAAAGAATCAACTCTACCTTTATACATTCTAGGTGCAGAAATAGAATAATTCATATTAACTTTAGTAGTATCAGAAAAAGGTCTTGTCATATTTTCTGCAAACTTCCAATCTAAAACTCTACTCATTCCTAATACTTTAGCTCCTGTATATAAAACCTCTATACTTCTAGAAACTCTTTCAAAATTATCATTTTCTGGCGGATCGAATAAATCATCTTTTTCAATAGTTTTTTCTAAACCTTGTTCAGTTCTTTTAATTTTAAAAACTTGATTAGTATAAGTTTTGTATTCAAAAAATAATATAGATACTAAATTACTATCATCTCCTCCTGCAAAATTTCTTACATAATTACTATATTGAGATGGCCCTTTAAATTTTTGTATTTCTTCTAATTCAGAATCTGTTAAATTAGAAAATTGTCTTTTAACTTCAGCTAAGCTCAGGTTTTTAACTTCTCCAACATAATATATGTCTTCAAAGTTTGGATCTTCTGTGTAAGAATACACTATTGAAGCAGGATCTACATAATCAACTGTAACGCCCTCTGATAAGTTAAAACTTGTTTTTGAGCAACCAATACCTAGTACTGCTAAGTCATATGCAATACGTCGTTGATCTTCTTTATATTTATTAGCATTAAAAACATTTTCTATTAATTCTTCTTCTGCAATCTCAACAGCTTGCTTATAACTTAATTGCATTACTAAATCTAATTCTTCTTTGCTTTTTGGAAGATTTTCTGGATTAGAAGTATTATAAAGATCTGCTCCAGTAGATTGTTTAATGTTTTCAACAAAAGACTGAGAGTACATGTCTTCCATTATGCTTGCCGCATATCTAGTTCTTTCTTTTAATGCAAAAGGATCTGTAGCAAAAGATTTTATTTTATAACCTTTTTCTGTCATTCCGTTTACTACAATGTCTACAAACTTTGGAATTACTGGGACAATTTTCCAATCCAAATTTAAATAAGACAAATCACCATTAATAGATAATTCATCTTTATATTTTGAAACAGGCTGCTCCCCTCTAGCATATAATCTTAAGCTGTGGTAGTTTTGATAATTTTGTAAATATCTATCACCACCTATATCTTGTCTAAACCATTCGTTTTCAATGGCTTGAGCCACTCGCAATCCATAGTCATAACTATTCTTTACTGAATCTGGTACTACCTGATCTGGGAATGAACTGTTATAATTTGTGTAAACCATCTATTTTTGAATTATTTTTGATGTAAAGCCATCGTTGTTATATTTTTTTATTCCTAAACTCATAGGCTTAAAAACTTTTTTAGCCGAAGGAGCATACTTATTTTTATTACAAGCCATTATGGCCAAGCCAGAACTAATTGATGCATCAAACTTTGTTCTATTATTTAAATTAAATTTAGACCAATCATTTAAAGTTCTTAAAAAGTACATATCTCCATAAGCATCGTTATTAAATCCAACGTAAGAATCTATGTAACTTTCTATTGCGGCAGCGTGTGCTTGCTTCATATCCTCACTAGAGTTTGGTACACCTCCAATTTCTCTTTCAGTAACAGATAATTTATTATAATTTTTATCAGGTCTATTTATTGAGTAGCCTCTATAGCCTCTTCTTTTTAAATAATATAATAATCTAGGCTTATTGTTTTCTGCTAAGATAGGCATTCCGTAAAATACTAAAGCCATTAATACATCTTCAAAAAATGTTTCTGCGTTATCAGGTCTTGCAACATATTCTAAAAAAAACATATTAGGCGGAACGTCTTCCATAGAAAACTTAGTTAATCCATGCAAAGATCCTTTAGAACCTCTACCGTCAACTGTACCAGATATGTCATAACTATCACATCCAAATGCGCCACAGTGTTCATTGCCTGGATACTTAGCCCCATTCTTTAAAAACATTCTGTTTTGCATGCTATTATCAGGTACCCAGGAAACAAAAAATCTTCCTTTGTTATTTGGTACAAACATTACTGTTGTGTCTCTAACCCCACCCATCCATTGAAAATTACCTTGTGTTACTAGACTTGAGTGTTTAATGTCTTCATTATAATCTATTTGTTCGTAAATCTTAGTTAGATTAAATAAAGATTGTTTAGTTTCGTCTCTAAACGCATGCTGCATAGTTCTTGGAAACTGTCTATAAAATTCATTTAAAGCATCTTGATCTGTTTTTAAACCATCTACTTCGTTTTGCCAGTAATCTATTACACCTATATCTACTTCGCTTTTATCTATACTAATTACAGGTTTTTCCGGTGTATCGAATATAGGTACTCCATATTTATCAATGAATCCTTCGTAGTTCCATTCCATAGGTATGAACAAAGAATATAATCCTGAGCTAGTCTGGCCGTTGCGGTTTCTTTTATTAACGTTTGAATTTTCATATAACCTTTTAAAGTTTTCGCCTCCTTTATCTAATGCGTTTGATGTTGAACCCATCATGCACTTGCCTACTATTCTGCTACCTAATCTTAGCGTAGTTTTAGTTACTCTCCAGTTATTTAATATATTATCTGGTCTTTCCCATTTACCAGATTCATCATGTACTAACAGCTTTAATTTTTCACCATCATAACTGTTATCTCCTGTATTTTTCCAGTCAATAGTAGTATCTAATCCTTCAATATCTTTTAGCTGCTCGTTTAATTCTATTTTTCGTCTAGTTAATTTCGACGCCGGGACCCTGTACGCAAGCTCGGTCTTCGGCCTGTCCATCCCGTCTTGTACCGGCTTGAAGAAGAACGGATAGTTTGTGGATATTGGTACAACCTTGTCGGTAAACATCTTTTTTGCATCAGCACCCGTCTTCGATAAAATTCCAAATCTAGCATCGCTTGATATCGTTGCCTGGCTAACAGTCTCTGATGATGCCATGAAGCTAAACCCAGACCGTCTATTCTTGAGGTAGCATATACCGTAACATCTACTGTCGGCCTTACAGGCTTCCCAAAAAATGTAGAATAATCTGTTAGATTCCCTGAACTCTGCGGCCCCAACATCAATCTTGGTCCATTGCAAGTACATGTAGTGAGAACCAGTAATGTAAGTAGGATCACCATTATTATAGAACGAAAACCCTTCTTCTCTAGCTTTAAATTCATTCTCTATATAGTTATACCATTGTTCTTTAAAATTGTCAGGATAGTTATTCCAATCAAAAACACTTTTAATTTTACTAAGTGCTTTAGGGTATTCAAATTTTTCCCAGTATTGTTCAGCTTTTACATTACTTCTTTTATAAGCTTTATTGATTATTGGTATGCCAATCCTAAAACCTTGTATATCATATATTGCACCTACCGTACCGTTTTTACTTATAACTACTAAATCATATTCTTTGTTATAGCCATATTTAAAACTTTTTAATCTATTTAACCTTTTTAAAGTATTAGGCCTTATGTGATCATCTACAATTGAATAAAGTGTTTGTTGATACATTATTTAGATCTGCTTTCAGCAAAACCACCAAACTTATTAGCTTGCTTTGTATTATCTTCTAACATTTTTTCTTCTTGCTCTATTCGGCTTAGTATTTCAAATGCATCAAATATTGCTAGTTTTTTAGTTGCAGCAGCATTTTTAAGTCTATCTGCAGATATGTCATCGCCTGAATCTACAATTGCTTCTTTGGCTACTTTAATTAATTCCTCAACTGCTAACTGCCCAGCCTGGATTATATTCAACTTCGTCTCCTTTGTGTTCATATTTAATAACAATATCATTTGATTTCATACAGTATAAGCGTTCATTATCTATTATAAACTCCCACTCACCGTTTGGTGTAAAGCCCACTAGGTCTCCAGAGCTAATATCAAGCTCATTTAAAGAGCTATTGTCATACTTTAGTATACCAATAAGACTTTGTTCTTTATCTTGCTTTAAATAGTCTTTATTTAAAATAGGTTTAACAAAGCATCTATCTCCAAAAGACTTCCATTTCTTGTTTTGCTTATATAAATAGATTTCATCTATTTGACAAAAATACAAATTATCTTTAAAATATTTGCTACTATTTTTTTCCTTACCTCTTATATCGTAATATCTTCTAAAAATATTGTGATGTATTATTATTTCATCACCTACTTTTATTGGAGTTTTATATGCTAAGGGTATTGAAATTACTTTAGCTTTTTTATTTATAAATTTAAATGATTCTATACTAGAATTTACTATTAAATTTTTATTACCTATTTTTAAAGTGTTATTATATCTTTCTCCTATTGGTTCAACAATAAAATCATATACACTATTCATATTCTAAATTATATTCAACAGATACGGCCATGTTAGAATTAAACTTCTTCCATGGCAATACCTCATTATTTTTTTTAATAAAAATATTATAAGACTTATCAGTATCTTCAAATATGATATAAGCTATTTTATGTCCCCCATAGACTTCTTGCCCAACGGAGTAGTGCATGGCATCATTTTTATAATCAGAACCAATGCTGATCTTTCTTATAATACTAGACATTTTATTCTTTTACTTCTTCAGAAGCTTCAATTTGAGCATACTCACCTGTTTCCAAATCAATGCTAATAGCACCGTACTCTTTTTCTAGCTCCTTTTTATATTCTTCCATCTGTTGGCTTATGCCAGCATACTCATGTAACAGCACGTGCTTTTGATTTTCAACAA